GTCAACCACTTCTTGACCGACACGAACGCTTGGTTCTTGACGACCGACGTTCCGAACGGCATGAAGCACTTCGTTCGTACCCCGCTGCAAAACAGCATGGACGGCGATTTCGACACCGGCAACGTCCGGTACAAGAGCCGCGAGCGTTACTCGTTCGGCTGGTCGGATCCGCTCGGCATGTTCGCTTCGCCGGGATCGTCCTGATAAAGGACTAGGAGAGGGGGCCTTCGGGCCCCCTTTTCTTTTTAATTTGTTCCGTGTATACAGTCGTTATCGGGAAATTTAATGCTTATCAGACAGGCCCGACTGACGACATGCAGACTGATAAGCGCAACTCGCATGTGAGGGTATTGCAATGGCAAAAACTACTTTTTCCGGCCCGGTCCAATCGGATAACGGCTTTCTTGGTGATGTCGCTGGTGTGACTGTAACGGCTACGGGTACGCTCGTTGTCGGTGCTACCTCGATCACTTCAGGCAGTGTTGTTTCGGGCGTTGTCGGTACGACCCAAAAGGGTTATCTGCCGATTACGATTGGCGGCACGACCAAGTACATCCCGCTGTACACCACTCTGACTCTGTAATTTAACGGGGGGCATAAGCCCCCTTCATCCATTACAGGAGATTCAGAATGGCAATGCAAACAGATGTCCTTGCTAGTCAACCTCTGACTAGCGCGGGGCAAGCCCTAGATCAAAACAGCCTTGTAATTGGCCGCGCTCGCGTTAAAGCGATCTACATCATCCCAACCTCTTCAGCAGGTAGCGTGGTGTTTCGTGATGGCGGTTCGGGTGGCGCAGTCAAGGCAACGGTCAACACGCTTGCTTCATCTACGGCCCCTAACTACATGTTGCTTCCGGGCGAAGGACTGTTGTTCCAAGAGAACATCTATATCGCTCCGACAGCCGTAGTTTCGACCACGGTGATTTATGGCTAAGACCCCCGCGTGGCAACGCAAAGAAGGCAAGAATCCTTCGGGTGGTCTGAATGCAAAGGGGCGAGCGTCGTACAACCGCGCAAACCCCGGCAAGCCCGGTTTGAAACGCCCTCAACCCGAGGGTGGTCCCCGTAAGAAATCTTTTTGTGCTCGGATGACGGGCATGAAGAAGAAATTAACGAGCGCAAAAACTGCAAATGACCCGAACAGCCGCATCAACAAGTCACTTCGTGCTTGGAACTGCTGATATGACTGAAAATCACGACACAATCAGAAATGTCTTAGATACGGTATCGGTATTCGCTACTTTAGGGTCTTTGCTGAACTTGCTTTCTCCTATATTTGGTTTGATCGGTGCAATCCTTGGCCTCATGCGTATTGCTGAAATGGTCACGGGCAAACCGTTTTCTGTTTTGATTGGGCGAAAGAAAGACGATGCCCAGTAGCAGTAGAAAGCAAGCAAATTTGATGCGGGCGGTTGCTCACAACCCCGCCTTTGCCAAGAAGGTTGGCATTCCTCAAAGTGTGGGCAAGGATTTTTCAGAGGCCGATAAAGGCCGTAAATTTGGTTCCGGAGGAAATGTGAAAAAGGAAATGAAAGCGGCGAAGTTTTTTGCCAAGGCTGGCGAGAAGAAACTCGCTGCGCATGAACGTCGCGAAGCGATGGGTAAGGAAAAAGATACCCCGGCTATCGCTCGTAAAGAAATGTCTGTGTTGAAGAAGGCCAAGGCACCGAAAGATGTCATGGACTACGAAGTCGGTGAACATGCCGAGATGGGCATGAAGCGCGGCGGCAAAATTCGAAAAATGGCTGACGGCGGATTGCCGGAAGTTACGGTTACGGGCACTCGTCGTAGCCCATCAAGTCCGCCTGTGCAAGGGGGACCGCTTTTCTCAATCCCGAAAGATGAAATTGATCGTATGCCTTCGGTGACGGTTGAGGAACTCGGCACTATGGAAGAGCCGACTGAAAAAGATAGGGCACCTGTTCAAAACCGAGGAAGAGTCACGGTTGAGCCTGTAAATGAACCGTTTAAGAGAGGTGGTTCTGTTGGGGGCTTCCGTCGCGCAGCCGATGGTATCGCGTCCAAGGGCAAGACTCGTGGCACGATGGTTCGGATGGCAAGTGGCGGTTCAGTTTCTTCCGCTTCGCGTCGTGCTGATGGTATTGCACAGCGTGGCAAAACGAAGGGACGGATGGTCTGATGAAGAACCTCGCCCGTATGTACCGCACGGGCGGTACGCCTCCGGCTCCTCCAAAGTCTGAAGAAATGCAGAACGAGGAGATGATGGTTGGCATTCTGAATCAGCCCGGAACCGAGGCTGAACGGAAACAAGACGAGGCGGATAAAAAGGCCCCGGGCATGGACGCGGACCAGCCAAAGAAACCTGCTAAACCTCCGGTGAAAAAGGCAGGTGGCGGTTCGATCTACGCTCGCGGTGCCAAGGTGAGTTCTGCTTCAAAGCGAGCGGACGGTTGTGCGGAGCGTGGTCTCACTAAAGGGAGATTCGTGTAATGAAGCATAAAAAATTTGCAGACGGTGGCCGCACAATGCCCAAAGAACAACCAATGATGACGCCTAAACAACCTGAACGTAATCCTTTATACGGACGCACAAGAAATCAGCCGTATCGTCAATATGAAGAAGCCCTACCAGACAATGCTTTGTTTGGCGTTGAGCGGGATTCTGACGTACAGAGAGCGTTAGAGGCGGATGAACTCAGCCCCGATATCGGACCTGATATTACGGATCGTGCGCGTACACCTTACCGTAAAGGCGGGCGCGTTAAAAAATCAGGCGGTGGTTCAATTTCCTCCGCTTCTCGTCGTGCTGACGGTATCGCGCAGCGTGGCAAAACCAAAGGGAGATTTGTGTAATGGAACCTGTATATAAGCCTTTGCCCCCACCCCCTATTAAAGAACCGGAACCGTATTTAAATGCGACTGAAGGTTTGAGCGGTATTGGTCGTGCGATGCGCGATAAATACATGGATCAACAAGAAGCAGGCACCATGAAGTATCCGCGTCCGATACCGCCGATTCGTGTGGAGTCGGAAGGCATGGAGCGTATGCCGCGTCCTGTGGACGAAGCCTACAAGAAGGGCGGTCGTGTGAAGCGCAAGTCCGACATGTCGCATATGTCGCACGCTGACCATGTTAAGAAGCACTACGCCGTAGGCGGCTTTATGCATCACTCCGACCACGCTAAGAAACTGTGTGGCGGCGGGTACATGAAGGGCAATAAGTAATGATGCCGTCCCGAGGCATGGGCGTGATTGCTCCTCGTAAGGTACCTCGTGCCAAGCGTCGGGGTGATAACAAGCCTGTGATCGGGACGGGCAAACCCATCAAGACGTTTGCAAAAGGTGGCGAGAGCAAGGTCAACGAGGCCGGTAACTACACCAAGCCCGGTATGCGTAAGAGTCTTTTTGAGTCGATTAAAGGACGGGCTGTGCAGGGTACCAAGGCAGGGCAGTGGAGTGCTAGAAAAAGTCAGTTGTTAGCAAAAGAATACAAACGGCGGGGCGGTGGATACAGAGACTAAAATTTGTACGATGTGTGGGGAAGATAAACCTCTCACAGCATTCCGTAGCCGTGGCGGTACTATGAAGCATCTGGTAAAAAGCAGATGCAATTCTTGTTTATATAAAGAACATAGACGCTGGACAGTAGAAAATCCTGACCGTATTAAAGAGTATCGAAATAAAGATAGTTGGACTCTCGCTAAACGCTGCGCTAGACGAGGTATTACGCCGGAGCAACTGATTGATGCTTATGAACGTCAAGAAGAATGCTGTGCCATATGCAAGGATGAAATTGAGTTAATTGATAGTGCTATAGACCACAATCATGAAACCGGTGAATTTAGAGGTGTTCTTTGTAAACAATGTAATCGGGCGTTAGGAATGTTTAAAGATAGTCCTAAAGTGCTTAAAAACGCTTTTGAATACTTAAATACATTTGGAAGTTACGGCGATGGCGCTTAAATCTTCTCAACAATCGCTGAAGGCTTGGACTCAGCAGAAATGGAGAACGAAGAGTGGTAAACGGTCTTCTGACACGGGTGAAAGGTATCTTCCTGAGGCTGCTATCAAAGCCCTTAGCCCTGCCGAGTACGCCCGAACCACAGCAGCCAAGCGCAAAGGTAAAGCGCAAGGCAAGCAGTTCGTACAACAACCCAAGGGCATTGCTGCTAAAACGAGCCGCTATCGCCAAGCGGGAAAAAAGTAAGCGGAGGAAACATGGCTAAGAATTGGATTCAAAAAGCGATCAAGAAGCCGGGTGCGTTGAAGCAGTCGCTCGGTGTGAAGAAGGGTGAGAAGATCCCGGCAGCGAAACTTGCCAAGGCTGCTAAGGCTCCGGGCAAGATGGGACAGCGTGCTCGTTTGGCGCAGACGTTGAAAGGGCTGAAGAAGTAAATGGTAGACAAGACTACAGCGACGACAGACTTCAACCTCGACCTCAATACGATTATTGAAGAGGCTTTCGAGCGTTGTGGTGCTGAATTGCGTACGGGTTATGACTTCCGTACGTCGAAGCGTAGTCTTTCCTTGTTGTTGATGGATTGGGCCAACCGTGGCATCAACTTGTGGACGTTGGAGCAGGGTACGCACACGCTGACGTACAACGTCGGTACATACGATCTACCTGTAGATACAGTGGATCTACTGGATCACGTGATTCGCACAGGCACCGGCACTAATCAACAAGACATCAACATCACCCGTATCTCTTCAAGCACGTACGTCGCCATCCCCAACAAGAATGCAACTGGTCGGCCCATTCAGATTTGGATCAACCGCCGTACTGGTGCTACGGGGGCCGACGACGTTGTGGTTTATCCGCAGTTCACCGTGTGGCCCAAGCCAGATAACACGACTACGTGGACGCTTTACTACACCCGCCTGCGCCGAATGTTTGATCCGGGTACGGGCGTGAATGGACAGGACGTACCGTTTCGTTTCCTGCCCTGCATGGTTGCGGGTCTCGCCTACATGCTCTCAATGAAGATCCCGGGGGCTGATGCACGCACCGCTGTCCTCAAAGCCCAATATGACGAGGCTTGGGACTTGGCGGCTGGCGAAGATCGAGAAAAGGCTGCGGTTCGGTTTGTACCACGTGAGAGTTTCTTGGGCGGCTACTAATGCCAAACAGGTATGCAAGTGGCAAACACGCAATATCGGAATGCGACCGATGCGGGTTTCAGTACAAACTTCGCCAGTTAAAGTCTTTGGTGATCAAGACCAAGAACGTCAATATCTTGGTCTGTCCGGAGTGTTGGGAGCCTGATCAGCCTCAACTCTCGCTTGGTCTGTATCCTGTGGATGACCCGCAGGCGCTACGGAACCCGAGGCCGGACACAACGTATTATGCCCCCGGCAACGATGGTGCTGGTGGTAGTAGAATGATTCAGTGGGGCTGGAACCCGGTTGGCGGGGCTAGTTCCTACGATGCTGGGTTAACGCCGAATACGCTGACCCCGGCAGGAGAAGTTGGAACCGTCACGGTAGTGACAGAGGTAAATTGAATGGACATGAAGGCAATGCTGAAGAAGCACATGGCAAAAGGTAAAGGCGCTCATCCCGACGCTGACGTGAAGAAGATGCGTGCGGGCGGTAAGACCAATGCTGAAATGAAGAAGTACGGTCGTGGCATGGCGAAGGTGATGAACCAACGCAGCCCGATGCGCGGCTCGTCTGGCCCGAGGTAATTCACATGGGTAAGCCCGATTTCAAATTTTTTGATTGGAGCATGGATCCAATCGGCAAATACAAGCAGCCCGAACCAAACACCAATGACATGGGACGTAACGCCGCGCCGGATACGGACGTGAATAAAGGCGTGACTCACATGGACATGCAAGGTGCGGGTGCGGCGACGAAAGGTAAGAAGTTCGTCTCGCAGATCAACCTTGGCACGAATGGCAAAATCCGGGCGGGCTGGACTCCGTGAATTACGCTCAGTTGACACAACTGATTCAGGAGTATTGCGAAACTACGGAGCAAACCTTCGTAGCCAATATTCCTACGTTTGTGCAACTGGCTGAAGAACGGATCTACAACACCGTTCAAATTCCGGCCATCCGTAAGAACGTAACAGGTAATGCTACGGCGGACTTTCAGTACGTATCGTTGCCGAGCGATTGGCTTTCGACGTATTCATTGGCGGTAATTGATCCTGATACTGGCGAGTATGAGTTCCTGCTTAACAAAGATGTGAACTACATCCGGCAGGCATATCCATCACCGACTGCAACGGGTAAGCCAAAGTATTACGCGATCTGGGATGCAGACACGATGATCGTTGGTCCTACGCCTAACGATGACTACGAATTAGAACTGCATTACTACTATTACCCGCCGTCGATTGTGGATGCTGGTACGTCTTGGCTTGGTACAAACTACGAAAACGTACTGTTGTATGGCTCAATTCGTGAGGGCTACACCTATTTGAAGGGTGAGCAGGACATCATGAATTACTATGAGACCAAATACCAAGAAGCCCTTGCTCAACTGAAACGTCTCGGTGATGGCTTGGATCGTCAGGATGCATATCGTTCTGGTCAGGTTAGGATTCCGGTGTCATGAGTTTTTTAGCAGGTTCAAACATTGGTGACGTGTTTGTTCAGACCACGAGCAATCGTGGCTACACTCCGGAAGAAATTGCTGAACGTGCAGTGAATCGTCTTCGCCGTATTGATACGGAAGAAGAATTAAAACGGGTGCTGACAAAGTACCTGCAAGAAGCGCAGGAGTCCGAGAGGATGAATGCACGGCGTACTTTGATTGAAAATGGTTTTGCGGATGCGGCTTCGCATTTAGGAGATTGACATGGCTATTTCTCAAGCAATGGTGACTTCGTTCAAGGTCGAAATCCTTGACGGCGTTCACAACTTTGGTACTGGCGTTGTCCGCGCTTCGACTGCTGCGGATACGTTCAAGATTGCGTTGTACACCTCGTCGGCTACGTTGAGCGCGGCTACCACCGCCTATACGACCACGGATGAAGTGTCCTCGTCGGGTACGAACTACACGGCTGGCGGTAACACGCTTGTGATCTCGCAAGTTCCGACTTCGACCAGCACGACTGCGTGGTTGGACTTCGATGACGTTACGTGGGCTTCGGCTACGCTGACGGCAAACGGCGCTTTGATCTACAACGCGACCCAAGGCAATAAGGCTGTTGCAGTGCTAGCGTTTGGCGGTGACAAGACTGCCAGTGCGGGTAACTTCACCATCCAATTCCCGGCTGCGACCTCTACGACTGCGATCCTTCGCATCGCCTAATTAGGCAGAGGCCGTGGCAGGCGTAATTGTCGCCTTCGACGGTTGGAACGCATCTGGCGTAGGCTGGGGCGAGCAAGGTTGGGGGCAGGGGTATTCAAATCTTACCGCGACAGGTGATGTCGGGACGGTAAGTACCTACGTGTCCATTACTGCCGTAGTGACCGGAGTTTCGGCTTCGGGTGCGGTAGGTGATGTCACAGTTACGGGCGTTGCGAATGTCTCTGTCACAGGAGTCTCGGCTACTGGGGCAGTTGGAGATGTTGTTGTCACGGGCGTTGCGAATGTCCCTGTCACGGGAGTCTCGGCTACCGGAGCAGTTGGGGATGTAACGGTCGCAGCATCGGCTGTTGTTCTTGTTACTGGACTTGAAGCGACTGGACAACTTGGCACTGTTGTAGTTACTGGGCAGGCCAACATCCCTGTCACGGGCCTTGAGGCTACCGGTGAAGTTGGAGATGTAACCGAATCCGGCGCTGCCGTAGTTATCGAAGACGGTGTTGAAGGTACCGGGGAAACCGGGAATGTCATCATCTTCATTACCATCGCCGTAGACGTTACGGGCGTTGCGGGGACTGGGCAGATAGGCAATGCCACTGTCGTTGTAGACAGTTCAGCGGTTGTTACGGGAGTCTCGGCTACTGGTGCAGTTGGTACAGTTACCGTTGCCGCAGGAGCAAATGCGGCTGTTAATGGCGTTCAAGCCAACGGCGCAGTCGGTACGGTCTTTGTCATCACAGACCAAGTTCTGTCGGTTAGCGGTGTTGAAGGGACCGGTGAAGTTGGGGACGTATCGGTTGCGGTATCGAAGGATGTACCGGTTACAGGAGTCTCAGCAACCGGAGCGGTTGGGACAGTCACTGCCAACGGCGGTGCAAATGTTATAGTTTTGGGGGTTTCGGCTACGGGGTATGTAGGCAAGGTAAATGTCTGGAGCGTTATCCCGACTCCGCAAAACCCGAATTGGACTGATATAGGCACAAGCCAGAACGCGAACTGGACGCAAATCGCGGCGTGAGGTAATCAAAAATGGCTAGCACATACTCAACCAATCTTGCTATCGAACTGATCGGCACTGGCGATCAGGCAGGATCTTGGGGTAACACCACTAATACGAACCTTGGCACCCTGATTGAGCAAGCCATTTCTGGCTATGTCACGCAGGCGATGACCACGGGTAACACGACCACGATCACCATTCCAAACGGTGCGACAGGCGTGGCTCGTAACATGTACATTGAAATGACGGGCACGGGTGGAACTAACACCTTCCTCGTCGTTCCTGCTAACAAAAAACTCTACTTCATCTACAACAACACTTCGGGCGCGGTGACGGTTAAAGTCTCGGGCCAAACCGGTGTGTCTGTTGCTGCGGGCGCTAAAACTATTCTGGTGTCAAACGGCACGGATGTGGTTGCCGCAACGAGTTTTTTGACTAGCGTTGATCCTAGTTTGACGCTAACGACGCTCACTGCAACGTCGGCTAATATCACGACGCTTACTGGTACGACGCTTGGCTATACCTCAGCCAACATCACGACGTTGGTAACGACGAGCGGAACGGTTACAACGCTGGGTTCTACCTCAGCCAACATCACGACGCTCAATTCCACCTCAGCCAATATCACAACGCTTGTTACCACGAGTGGCACGGTTACGACGCTGGGTTCCACCTCAGCCAATATCACAACGCTGACGGGAACGAGTGCAACCATCACAACGATTTTGGATGGCGCAGGATTGGTTCGTAACATCCCGCAAGTCACGAAGACGGCGGCGTATACGCTGGCAACGACCGACAATGGCAAATACATCAGCACGCAAAGCGGCACAATCACGGTACCCAATAACACGTTTGCTGCGGGTAACGTCGTGTCGGTCTACAACGATTCGGCTAATACGATCAGCCTGACGATTTCTACTACCACTGGATACATTAGTGGCACGAACACCAATAAAACGGGTATGGCCCTTGCAACTCGCGGAGTATGTACCGTGTTGTTTGTGAATCCTTCCTACTGTGTCGTAACAGGGAACGTGACCTGATATGTCCGGGATCATGCAATTATTGATAGCAGGCGCTGTTGCGGCTGGCCCCCCGCCTTCCGTTGAATATTTGGTCGTCGCAGGTGGCGGCGCGGGTGGCGCACAAGGGTCTACCGCATACCACAATGGCGGCGGCGGCGCGGGAGGATACAGAACGGACACCGGCTTGAGCGTGACGGCTGGCACAACGTACACCGCAACGGTTGGTGCCGGCGGGTCTGGTTCAACAATCGCAAATGGCAGCAACAGTTCATTTAGCACGATCACATCACACGGCGGCGGTAAAGG